GAGACGCGCTGCTAAAGTCGATGCGAATCATCAAGAGATCGTTACAGAGTTCAAAATGCGCGGCTGTGCGGTCTTATCCCTCGCCCCGATGGGTAGAGGCATTCCCGATCTGTTGGTGGCTTTTGGGGGCGTTACATGGCTCGTTGAAGTCAAAGGGCCAAAGGGTAAAGAGACCGAGGATCAACAAAAGTTTGCGTTGCAGTGGACAGGGTGCAGAGCAATCGTCCGAGACAAGCAAGGAGTCAAAGACACGGTCGAAATCATGATTGCTCAGATGGTCAAATTACGCGCTTGACTGCCTGATAAATTCAGAATATCATTGTGAAATTGCTGAAAAAGGGTGAAAAATGTCGAAATACAACGAATCGGCGGCGGCTTTTGTTAGTGTTCTTTTTCACTCAGCAACCGTCACGCACTTCATGCACCTACAAACCAAGTCATTCGCACAGCACATGGCGCTCGGTGAGTATTACGACGCTATCGTCGAACTCGCAGACAAGTGGGCAGAGGCGTATCAGGGGTGCTATGACATCATCACGAATTACCCCAAGGACTTCCACCTGGCCACTGATCCGGTGAAGTACCTAACGCAGATCAAAGACTTCGTGGACGATATCCGCAAAGACCTGCCAAGCGAGAGCCAGCTTCAGAACATCGTGGACGAGATTGCGGATCAGATTGATTCGACCCTCTACAAACTCCGGTTCTTGAAATAATGCCTAGCCACTCTCCCGCCCAAGCCCGCATGATGGCCGCTGCTGCCCATGACCCCAAGTTCGCCAAGAAAGTCGGCGTACCGGTCAAAGTAGCCAAGGAATTCAATCAGGCCGACAAAGGCAAAAAACTGGCTGAAGCCATGAAGCGAATGGATAGTAAAGATTAACTAAGTATGCTAACAATATCTGTTACAAATCAATCACATGGCTGCTAGAAAACGGAAAGTTGTGTTGTCTGATGCTTGGAGAGAGAAAATCCAAGCCGGTCAGATTATGAGTCGCCTTTTACGGCACGTTGAGGGCGAGATTGAGCTATCCAGCACGCAAGTTAAAGCAGCCGATATCCTGCTGAAGAAGGTTGTTCCTGACCTGGCTAGGACTGAGAACGTAGGTAATGAGGGCGGGCCGCAGGAAATGGTGATCCGATGGGCCGATCCGAAATAATCCTTCCTTATGCGCCGAGACCGGCATTCCTACCGTTCCATGCAAGATCGCAGCGGTGGGGCTGTCTCGTAGCGCATAGGCGTGCAGGCAAGACCGTAGCGGCTATCAACGACGTTATCAGGGCAGCGGCTACCTGTAAGAGCGCTTTCCCTCTGTTTGGCTATGTCGCACCGTACCGTAGCCAGGCTAAGTCAGTCGTTTGGGACTATCTGAAGAACTTTGCTCAACCGATCATCTTGGACAGCAACGAGGCCGAACTGACAGTTACCCTGATGAACGGGGCGAAGATCAGGCTGTTTGGTGCTGACAACGCCGACGCGATGCGGGGACTAGGCTTTGATGGGATATACCTGGACGAGTATGGGGATTTTCGCGCAAGCGTATGGGGAAACGTCATAAGACCCGCCCTCGCTGACAAACAGGGTTGGTGCGTATTCGGGGGCACGCCGAAAGGAAAGAATCAGTTTTGGAACATCTACGAGACAGCTAGGCAAAACCCTGCTGAATGGTTCTTGCTGCGCCTGCCCGCCTCTTCGTCGGGGCTGCTACCTCCCTCTGAACTCAAAGCAGCTAGGGCGCAATTAACCGAGGATCAGTATCTGCAAGAGATGGAGACTTCGTTTGAAGCCTCAATTCTCGGTTCTTTTTATGGCACAGAACTCAGGGAAGCCGAAGAACAAGGGCGCATTACAAATGTTGCTGTCGATCCGAACGTGCCGGTACATAGTGCCTGGGATCTTGGTTACCGCGATGACACCGCGATTTGGTGGTATCAGGTCGTTCGGGGAGAAATCCATGTTATCGACTTCTACTCGGTATCGGGCGCGAACATCGAGGAACTTGCACAAGTCATTACAGACCGCGGCTACCGCTACGGCAAGCACTACCTACCGCACGACGCAAAGGCTAAGACCCTTGCAAGCGGTGGAAAGAGCATTATCGAACAGCTTGCACAGCACTTGGGGCTTGGGACACTTAGCATCGTTCCTGATCTCTCGGTACAGGACGGCATCCAAGCGGTGAGGAAGATGATCCCCACGACTTGGTTCGACAACAAGTGTTACGAGGGCATCGAGGCGTTGAAGCAATACCAACGTGAGTATGACGAGGACAAGAAGGCTTTCAGGCAGACTCCAAGGCACGATTGGACTAGCCACCCTGCCGACGCATTTCGTATGATGGCGATTAGCTGGAAGAATGAACCGGTATTCAGAGCGCCGGATAGAGAGAAGCCTCTGATGGTAGGCCCGACGAACACGGTTACCCTGAACGACATGTGGGCAACTACTAAAACTAAAGGAGCACGAATATGAGTGGCGTAAACAATCCGTATCGCTATCAATATAAGCACATTGCAGCGAGCAGCAGCGCACAAGTATTGGGTACTACGGGCGCTAAAGGCGACTATTTGCACAGGCTAATCTGTACCGTCTCAACCGCAGCAACGGGCAACGTCGTTATCGTTGACGGTTCGGGAACGGGCATCTTGACGCACACCGTACTGCCCGCGCTTGCAGGTACAGGCATCAACGTCTACAACATCGAGGTCAATGCTGTGAGCGCAGACGGTGCGTGGAAAGTAACCACCGGCGCAGGCGTTGAAGTGATGGCTGTTGGGATATTTAGCTGATGAACAAGCCCGGTTTGTACGCCAATATCCTAGCCAAGCAGGAACGGATCAAAGCCGGTTCGGGCGAGAAGATGCGTAAGCCCGGCGACCCCGGTGCTCCTACTGCTAAAGACTTCCGCGAATCAGCGAAGACTGCAAAGCCGGAGAAAAAATGAGCGCAGCATGGACGCGTAGCGAAGGTAAGAACCCCGAGGGCGGTTTGAACGCCAAGGGACGAGCCTCTTACAAAGCTGAGACTGGAGGCACGCTGAAACCTCCCGTTAAGGCAGGCGATAACCCGCGCAGAGCTTCATTCCTTGCTCGCATGGGCAATATGCCTGGCCCGATGGAAAAGAATGGTAGTCCTACTCGATTGGCATTGGCTTTGAAGGCGTGGGGCGCATCAAGTAAAGAAGATGCCCGCGCCAAGGCTCATGCAATCTCGGAGCGAAACAAATGAGCGAAGAACAAAGCACAGGCTTGCAAAAGCTGCTGCATAACGTCGCAGCGTATGACGGTGACTTTAAGAAGTGGGAAGCCCGCGCTCAGAAGATCATCAAGCGTTACCGGGACGACAACCGCAGTCAAAACACGAACGAGACTGCCAAGTTTAACATCTTGTGGTCAAACGTTCAGACGCTCATCCCTGCGGTCTATGCTCGCCTGCCCAAAGCTGATGTGTCGCGGCGTTTCGGTGATAACGACCAAGTGGGACGGGTTGCTTCCTTGCTGATAGAGCGTGCGCTAGATTTCGAGATTGAGCATTACCCCGATTTTCGCAGCACGATGAAGCATTGCGTCGAGGATCGCTTTCTCGGCGGGCGTGGCACGTCTTGGGTGCGCTATGAACCGCACGTTCACGCTGTTGATATGCCCGAAGATGGCCTGGAAGTGACTGAGGACATAGACGAACCTGAACCCGGTGCACACGATGACGCTCTTGCAGGTGAAGAGCCAATGGAGGAGATTGAGTACGAATGCGCTCCCATTGACTATGTGCATTGGAAAGACTTTGGCCACTCAGTAGCCAGGACTTGGGAAGAAGTAACGGCTGTTTGGCGGTGGGTTTATATGACCCGCGAGGCGTTGGTAGAACGTTTCGGCGAGGAAGTGGGCGAAAAGATACCTTTCGATGCAGGCCCGGATACCCTCAAGCAGTACGGTCAAAGCACAAAAGAACATACTCGCGCAAAGATTTGTGAGTATTGGGACAAGGAAACGGGCAAGGTTTATTGGTTTAGCAAGTCGATGCCAAACATCATTGACGAGCGCGACGATCCCCTTGAGCTAGAGGGATTCTTTCCTTGCCCGCAGCCGTTGTATGCCACGATGACGAGCGACACCCTTGTGCCGGTGGCCGACTTTGTGCTGTACCAGGATCAGGCTAACGAGCTTGATATTCTTTCCGATAGGATAGATGGCTTGGTCAAGGCTTTGCGCGTCAGGGGCGTTTATGACGCTTCTCAGCCCGCTTTGCAGCGACTTATGACTGAGGGCGAGAACAATGCTTTGCTGCCCGTTAACACGTGGATGGCGTTTGGTGAGAAGGGCGGTCTGAAAGGCGCGATTGACTTTTTGCCAATCGACATGATCGCTCAGACGTTGATCCAATGCTACCAAGCCCGAACTGAAATCAAGAATCAGATATACGAAATCACGGGTTTGTCGGACATTATTCGAGGATCGTCGTTTGCGTCTGAGACAGCGACCGCGCAGCAGATCAAGGGGCAATATGCCTCGATCCGTCTGCGCTCGATGCAAGAAGATGTGGCGCTGTTTGCTACGGAGCTTCTACGGCTAAAGGCGCAGGTTATCTGCACCAAGTTTCAACCGCAAACCATTCTCATGTTTGCAGCGGCAGATCAGATGCAGCCCGAAGATCAGCAGTTGATTCCCCAGGCTCTCGCGTTGCTGAAAGACAAGCCGTTGCGTAACTTCCGAGTTGAAGTAGCTGCTGACTCCCTCGTTCAGCTTGACGAGCAACAAATGAAATCTGAACGCAACGAATTTATCGGTGCTTTGGGTAATTTCTTGAAACAAGCGTTACCGCTAGGTCAAGCCGCCCCGGAGATGATCCCGATGATTGGCGAGGTAATGAAGTTTGGCGTTTCAGCCTTTAAGGGTGCAAGGCAGATTGAGGGCGCTATTGACCAGTCGATCAATAAGCTGGTTAACAAGCCTGCAACGCAACCGCAACCCGACCCCGAAATGCTGAAAATGCAAGCGGACAGCCAGCTTGAACAGGCCAAGATGCAAGCTCAAATGCAGATTGAGCAAGCAAAGTTGCAAGCGCAGATGCAAATGGATCAAGCAAAGTTGCAGATTGAGCAGGCTAAGACGCAACGCGAGGTCGAGGTCGAGCAGATGCGTGCTCAGATGGACGCTCAGAAAATGGAGTTTGACCGTCAGAAAGCTGCGATGGAAGAGCAATACAACCGGTGGAAAACTGAGCTTGATGCAGCAACAAAAGTTACCGTGGCAAGGATTGGGGCTAATCCTGGCGCAGATATTCCGTTGCTGGAGGCGGCAAATGCTGCTTCAGAACGAATGACAGCGGAACTTGGAAACAATGTTGTTGCTGCCGTCCAGCAGGTTGCCAATCTGCACGAGGATATGGCTAACAAGACTAACGCAACGATGGACAACATCGCCTCAATGATCCAAACGCTGAATGCGCCGAAACGCATAGTTCGTGGGCCGGATGGCAAAGCGATAGGCGTTGAAATTGCCGTATGAACGGCGTATGGGACACCGGCACATGGGATGAAGCGACATGGGATTACGTCCCGGTTCTTGTCGAATTCGATACCCACGACGGCGACAAACTGAAAGACCGCTTTGCAAGGGAAAAGGCGGTAAGGGAGGAGCGTCGCCGGGAAGTTCTCGCCCTGTATGAAAGAATTGTTGAAGGCAAGGAAGATATTCCCGAAGTTGTCGAGCCGTTGAATTACATAACCAAACAACAGATTTTGACAAGTAATCTTAATTTTGATAAATTGATTGCTGATCTTAAGAATGCTGAACAGATATGGCATCAGCACGTTGAAATTGACGACGAGGAAATTCTGCTATTTCTATGAGAAAACGTTGGATATATGTTGACGGTGAGGCGATAGAGGTTGGTGACTACGAACCAACTTCTTTGCACCATGTAATGCCCGACATTCAGCCATATCAGTCGATGGTTGATGGGTCAATGATTACGAGCCGCAGCCGCCACAGGGAACACCTGCAAGCGCATGGTTGCATAGAAATTGGCAACGAGAAGATGGAAACGAAAGTTGCTCCGGTCAAAGATAACCGCAGGGAAGTCTTGCGGGCGCAACTGTCAAGCATGACGCATTCCGAAGCGAACAAGATTCTTAGCAGACTTCGTGATGACGCAAGATTTACTAACCCCCACAGGGAACGATAATGAGCGATCTACACGCAATAGCACCAGTTGAAGATACACGCAGGGAAATGCTTGAGCAGCAGTTTGACCAAGCCGTCAATGCCCCGCCAGGCGAGATGCCCCGTGAGGATGTGCCGCGAGATACGGAGGGCAAGTTTGTCCCGCGTGAAGCCGAGCAGACGATGGTGCAGCAGGCAGGTGGTGAGCAGCCATCCGCTGAAGAACCGGTGTGGAAGCGCCCTCCCGCGTCATGGAAAAAGGATTATCACGACGCATGGCAGACTGCCGACGATAGGCTGAAAGAATACGCCTGGACGCGCGAAGAACAAATGAAAGCAGGGATTCAGCCCCTGATGGAAAAAGCAAAGTACGCAGATCAGTATCAAGAGGTTATGAACCCTTACATGGACACGATCCGTGGACTGGGGATTGATGGGCCAAAAGCCGTCAAAGCGTTGATGGAAGCAGATCATGCTTTGCGTTACAGCGACCCGCAGCAAAAGCAACAACTTTTCTTGCGTCTCGCTCAGCAGTACGGTGTGAATTTTGGTGATGGTAGTCAACTGCAACAACAGGCGACTGTCGATCCAAGCATCTCAGCACTACAGCAGGAACTCAATCGGGTTCGTGGTGAGGTGATGAGTTGGAAGGAAGAACAAGAGCAAGTGCAGAATCAGTCATTGCTAGGCGAGATCAACAATTTCGCTATGCGTGCTGAGCATTTCGAGGAAGCGCGACCAACAATGATTTCGCTGCTGCAAAGCGGTGTGGCGGCTACATTGGAAGAAGCGTATGAAAAAGCAATACGCCTAGACGACAACCTTTATCAGCAGGTTCAGCAGGGCCGACAAGCTCAAGTTGAGACTCAGCAAAAGGTGGCAGCGAATAATGCTGCTAAGAAAGCTAGAGCGGCAGCGGTTAGTGTCAGAAGCGCCGCACCCGGTGCGACAACGGCTACCAAAGCGCAAGATCGACGATCCATGCTTGCCGAACAATTCGACAATGTAGCGGATCGACTCTAAAAACTGATAGGAGAATATAATGGCTTTCGCCAATAGTTCTATCAGCGATATCATTGCGACCAACATCCAAAGTCGTACTGGTGAACTCGCTGACAACGTTTAACA